AAGCACGCGACCGGCAAGGGCAACGCAAGCAAGGACGAGATGCTGGCCGCCATTCGCGCACGCGGCTACCGTCCCGCCGACGACAACGAGGCTGACGCCCTGGCACTGCTCTACTGGGCAATCCAGCATCACGACGCAGGAGAGGATGCGTGAGATGGACGTTCCGAGCCCTCGCTACCGCTGCCCGCTGGGGCGCCTGCAGCCCGAGCCGATGGACGTGGAGGCCGTCAAGCGCCGCGGCTGGCGCGAGCAACGCCTGCTCGTCGTCTGCCTCGACGACGACCGGCTCGATTGGATGGAACGCGAGCTGATCCGCCGAATCGGCGAGCGGCTCTACGGGGGAGGGGAGGGGCGCCATGGCTGAGTGGACCGTCGAGCGGGTGGCCGAGCGCTTCCGGGAGGCGGTCATCACCGCCCACCGCCTGCCGCCCGTGCGCGTGCAGGGCTATTTCAACACCTGGCCCGCGATTGCCCGCATGCCCTGGGAGACGCTGGGAGCCGAGCCGACGATGCGTCGTTTCCCACCCAGCCCCGAGGCCATCGAGCGCATGCTCGAGACCATGCGCTGGGTCTCGTGGCTGGAGGTCGAGGAGCGACATCTGGTGTGGATGCGCGCCGAGCGCCGCCGCTGGCGAGACATCTGCGCCCGCTTCGGTTGCGATCGAACCACCGCCTGGCGGCGATGGCAGAAAGCGCTCTCGGTGGTGGCCGAGCGCTTGAACGGCAAGCGGCAAGAGAACGGCACTTCGATGCCCAGTGGGGTGAGCAAACCGCTCGTCCGGCCGCTTGCTTGACAAGACGAGGCTGCATGGATTTAATAACTGTTATTAATTGTTGTGAGTCAAGCCCATGCCGACGAGTGTCGCACTCAGTCCCCATTTCGAGGCCTTCATCAAGGAGCAGGTTGCTTCCGGTCGCTACAACAACGCCAGCGAGGTCGTTCGCGCAGGCCTGCGTTTGCTGGAAGAGCAATCCCAGCGCCACGCCCTGCAGCTGGAAGCGCTGCGCGCGGCCATCACAGCCGGCCGATCCAGTGGTCCGGGGCAGCCGGCCGAAGAGGTCTTTGATCGTCTGGAGGCGAAGTATCGGGACCCGGCGAAGCGTCGGACGAGATGACCCGGCTCGTCATCACGCCGCTGGCCGCAAGCGACATCGAGGAAATCGGCGACTACATCGCCCAGGACAATCCGGACCGGGCCGCCAGCTTCATGGCGGAACTTCGCATGCAATGCAGGAAGATAGCCGCGACGCCCCAGGCGTATCGGCTGCGCCCCGAGCTCGGCGAAGGCATTCGGTCCTGCGCTTACGGCAACTACGTGATCTTCTTCTGCGCGTGCGACGATGAAGTGAGCATCGTGCGCGTCCTGCACGGCGCACGCGATATCGGTGCCCAGTTCGGCGGCTGACACAGGCCCAGTGGGCGTCTTGGATGGCCATGAAGTAGAGCGCTAACCCCATAGCTGTCCATGAGACGGCGTGCGACCTGCATCGCCTGGGCTTCATCGACAAGCGCAAGATGCGCAAGTACGACGCGCTGTGCCCTAAAGCCGGCGCATGAATACGACGCCGAGAAAGTGTGCGCCTTGCGCGAACGCCTGCACCTGAGTCAGGCGTACTGGCAGCGGTGCTCAACACCAGCATCTCGACCATCCAGAAGTGGGAAGCGGGCGACAAGAAGCCGAGCGGCCCGTTCCTGACGCTGCTCAATCTGATCGAGCGCAAGGGGCTGGAGGCCGTACTCTGAAGTCACTGGGCGCGAGCGCATGCATCCATGCGTCTTCCAAAATTCTGGGCCAAGCAGGGTAATGCTTGCCGCGTTTGTTCTTCGTTTCCGGCGTTTGCCCCTTTTGACGTGGGCCGGGGCTGCAACAAATCACCCCGATCTGGGTAGTATTCCAGCTATCTTCTGGACAGCGGTGGCGGCAGCGGAAGCTGCCCGTCCATCGATGGTTCCTTCCTGCGCGAAGTCCCATGCGGGAGGCGCGCGCGCGGCATTTGCCTAGTGTCTGACCGCAAATCGAGGTTACCAGGTTACCGGTTACCACCCAACCCAAGTGACAACCCTTCGATGACCCGCCTCCCTGGCGGGTTTTGTTTTTCCATGGCCGAACCACTGCGCATCGAGTATCGCGCGATCGAGACGCTGATCCCCTACGCCCGCAATCCAAGGACACACACCGAGGCGCAGATTGCCAAGATCGCCGCCAGCATCGTCGAATTCGGCTGGACGCAGCCCATCCTCGTCGATGGAGAGAATGGCATCATCGCTGGCCACGGGCGGCTGGCGGCGGCGCGCAAGCTCAATCTCACCGAGGTGCCGGTGATCGAACTCGGTCACCTCACCCCGGCGCAGAAGCGGGCCTATGTGATTGCCGATAACCGGTTGGCCTTGGACGCCGGTTGGGACGAAGAGATGCTGGCGCTGGAACTGGCCGAGTTGTCCGAGGCTGGCTTCGACCTGGCGCTCACCGGCATGAGCACCGATGAGATCGAGCAGCTGCTCGACGAGATCGAGGCGGAGATCGCGCCCGCCGACGCAGCGACCTTTGAGGACGCCGATCAGGCGTCGGCCGACGAGGCCATCCCCGAGCCGCCCAGGATCGTCATCAGCCGACCCGGCGACCTCTGGCGGCTGGGCGAGCATCGCATCATCTGCGCAGACTCGTCCGACCGTGAGGCCATCGCGCGCCTGATGGCAGGCGAGAAGGCCGCGCTGCTCTTCACATCGCCCCCCTACGCAAACCAGCGCAACTACACCACTGGCGGCATCGCGGATTGGGATGCGCTCATGCAGGGCGTGTTCGGCGCGGCTCAAACGGCCTTGCGCGAGGACGCGCAGGTGCTGGTCAACCTGGGGCTGGTGCACCGCGACGGCGAATGGCAACCCTACTGGAACGGCTGGATCGAGTGGATGCGTTCGCAAGGGTGGCGACGCTTCGGCTGGTACGTATGGGACCAGGCGGTGACGGTGCCGGGCGATTGGGCGGGGCGGCTGGCCCCGCGCCACGAGTTCGTCTTCCACTTCAACCGAAAGCCGCGTAAGCCCAACAAGATCGTGCCGTGTAAAACGGCGGGCACCTATTCGCACCTGGCTGCGGTTAACGGTGGCGGTGGGTTGCGCGACAAGGACGGCGCGCCGAATGATTGGACGCATGCGGATCGCCCCATCCAGGACTACCGCATCCCCGACTCGGTGATCACCGTCACCCGCCAGCGCGGGCCGATCGACAAGGACGGCGAGATCGACCACCCGGCGGTGTTTCCGCTGGGGCTGCCAAAGTTCGTGATGGAAGCCTACACCGACGAAGGTGAAGTCGTCTTCGAGCCGTTCTCTGGCTCGGGCACGACGCTTCTGGCGGGCGAGGCCTGCGGCCGCCGGGTGCGCGCATCCGAACTCGCACCCGAGTACGTCGATGTAGCCCTCATCCGCTGGATGAAGAACCACCCGGATCACATGCCGGTGTTGGAGGCGACCGGCCAGACCTGGGCCGAAGTCAAGGCCGAGCGCGAGCCCGAAGGTGTGACCGCGACCTACGCCGACACCAAGAAACGCCTGTCGGACGTCTTCAACGACCGCATGGCCACGCTGGACAACCCACCTTATCAACCCTGGGGGCGAAACCGCGCATGAAGTGGCTTGCCGACAAGATCGAACACTGGCCGACGGACAAGCTCATCCCGTATGCGCGCAATGCACGCACGCACTCGCCAGAGCAGATCGCGCAGATTGCGGCCTCGATCGTCGAGTTCGGATTCACCAACCCGATCCTGGCCGGGGTCGATGGCGTCGTCGTGGCGGGACATGGCCGTCTGGCGGCGGCTCAGAAGCTCGGGCTTCCCACCGTGCCGGTGGTGGTGCTCGACCATCTGACGCCGACCCAGCGTCGTGCGCTGGTGATCGCCGACAACAAGATCGCCGAGAACGCCGGCTGGGACGAGGCGATGCTGCAGGTGGAACTGGCCGCCCTACGGGACGACGACTTCGACCTCACGCTGACCGGCTTCGACGCCGACGAGTTGCTGGAGATCATGGCCGGCGAGGAGACCACCACCGAGGGCCACACCGACGAGGATGCCGCCCCGGAGGTGCCGGGCACCCCAGTGTCCAAGCCTGGTGATGTCTGGATCATGGGAGC